AATGGAACTATCCATAAAACAAACCATCGCTCTCGATTTACTCGAGGATAAAACAACAAACGAAATATTATTCGGTGGTGGTGCCGGTGGTGGCAAAACGGCTTTGGGTTGTTATTGGCAGCTTAAACAACGCTTAAAATACCCTAATACTCGTGGCTTAATAGGTCGTGCGGTCCTCAAAACACTTAAAGAAACTACTTTAGTTTCATTTTTTCAAGTGGCAAAAATGCAAGGATTAGAGTCGGGTAAACATTATAAGTTTAACGGACAAATGAGCCAAATAGAGTTCTTTAACGGCTCAACAATTCTATTAAAAGATTTATATTCATATCCAAGTGACCCAAACTTTGATGAATTAGGTTCATTAGAGATTACCGATGCGTTTATAGATGAAGCCAATCAGGTAGATGACAAGGCAAGAAACATTATTAAGTCAAGGATAAGATTTCAGTTGGACCAAAATGATTTAGTTCCTAAGATACTTTATACTTGTAATCCGGCAAAGAATTGGACCTATTCAGAGTTCTATAAACCACAACAAGATGGAAGCATAGCACACAATAAACGCTTTATTGCTTCGTTAATAGATGACAACCCGTTTATATCTAAGCACTATAAGGAAAACCTTTTAACATTAGACAAGGTAAGCCAAGAAAGATTATTAATGGGAAATTGGGAATATTCAAATGATCCTGCTCAATTAATTGACTATGAAAAAATACTTGACGCTTTTAGGAGCGATTATTTACCTAATGGTACATCTTACATTAGTTGTGACGTTGCTCGTTTTGGTAGCGATTCCACTGTTATTGGCATTTGGAGCGGAATGCGTGTTAAATTACATCAATACCAAGGCAAGTCGGTTGTTGAAGTTGCAGAAATAATAAAGAAGTTCCAACAAGAGTTTCAAGTGCCTACATCAAATATAGTAGTCGATGAGGACGGAGTCGGTGGTGGAGTTTGTGATATACTTAGGTGCAAAGGATTTGTAAATAACTCCAGGGCATTAGATAATCCTATTACAAGGGCAAAAGAAAACTATGACAATCTAAAAAGCCAATGCTATTTTAAATTAGCTGAATTAATAAATGATAGCAAATTATATATCAATTCTGATGGAAGTCAAAAACAAAAGATAATAGAGGAACTTGAACAAGTCAAACAAAAAGCAGTCGATAATGATGGAAGCAAAGGAGTAATATCAAAGGATAAAGTAAAAGCTGCAATTGGTCGTTCTCCCGATTTTTCGGATTGTTTGGCAATGAGAATGATTTTTGAATATACTCCAAAATTTGTAGTATCGGTTTATTAGTGTAAAATAACTAACTTTGAACTTAAATGTACATATATGGGATTATTTGATTTTCTATTAAAAGCAAAATCACCGGCATCCAAACCTTTACAATCAGTTTTACCTTCTCGTGGACCATTAGGTTCAATGGTAAGCATTGAAAGGGGAATCGTTACTTGGCAAGGAGCTGATGCTCAAAGCTACGTTAATGATGGATATGTTGGCAATGATATTGTTTACTCTATTGTAAGATTAATTAGTGAAAAAGCAAAAATTGCTCCATTTCACGTTTATAAAGAAATAGACCCCATAGCTGCAAAAAGATATAAGGCTTTAATGGCAAGTCCTGACAAGATTGAGAATTGGAAAGAGATAAAAGACTTACATAAAAAAGCGTTTGAAATATACGAAGGCGATACTCGCTTAAATGAATTATTACAGTTCCCTAACGAAGAAGATACTTGGTCCGATTTAGTTGAACAATGGTGTGCGTTTAAATTAATCACAGGAAATTCTTTTATTTATGGAAAACTTATTGAAGCCGGAGCAAACAAAGACAAGCCATTTCAACTCTACGCACTCCCAAGCCAATTTATGGCAATTAAAGCAGATGTTGAGGTATTCCCTCCAACAAGGGTGGGATATCAATTATACTATGGTAAATTATGGAGTTTTGATACAAAAGAAATCCTTCACGACAAATACTTCAATCCACAATGGAACATTACCGGAAATCAGCTTTACGGACAATCTCCATTAAAGGCAGCTTCACGAACTTTAACACGTTCAAACGAAGCTAAAACTGCTGCTGTTTCTGCATTCCAAAATGGTGGACCTGCGGGAGTATTGTTTATGAACGATGACAGATTTGATCCAATAAGCGGAGGCGACCAAGCGGCAGCTTTAAAGAAATCAGTTAGCGAAAAAGCCGGAAGCCAAAACTTTAATCAAATAGCAGTTTCAGGTTATAAAGTAGATTGGAAAGAAATAGGGTTAAGTCCTGTTGAATTAGGAATTATTGAAAGTGAGAAATGGGATATGGTGGCTTTATGTAATATTTACGGAGTACCGGCTCAACTTTTAAACGATTCTACTAATAAGACTTACAACAATCAAATGGAAGGAGAAAAAGCATTAACAACTCGTTGTGCTATTCCTTTATTAATTTCATTAAGAGATAACTTTAATCGTAAAATACACACTGATTGGGGTTACAAAGGAGAGAATGTTTACATAGATTTTGACTTATCAGTTTATAGAGAATTAGATGCTAATAAGAACGACCAAGTTTCTTGGTTGGCAAATGCTTGGTGGCTTACTCCAAAACAAAAGTATGAGCAAATGGGTATTGAAATCCCTGATTATGTAGACCAAGCAGAACTTGAAAAGTTGTACGTACCAAATAATTTAACTCCTACGGATGAGTTCACTCCAATACAAGCACCAAAAAATTTAGAAGAACTTTTAAATAATAAATAAATGAAAGATTTAGAAAAGCAAATAAGCCAATTAGAAGCAGAATTTAAAAATTTAACTGCTGAAAAGGCTTTTGATAATATTGAAATGAATGAGCCTATCGAGCAAGTAGAGCCAACAAACGAACCAAACGAAGGCACTCCTCAAGATAACTTTGCAGATTTTGTAAGTTATTTAAAATCAGCATTTGAGCAATCAATTGTATGGCATCATCAAACAACTTCTTATGCAGTTCACAAAGCGTTAAATAATTTTTACGATGAAGTTTTAGAATTAATTGATGGCTTAGTAGAAAGCACTTCAGGAATCTATGGCAGACCTACTGATTATGTAGTTGCTCCGCCAATGAACTATGAAAGTCCTGAACAAGTTATTGCTTACTTCCAAGCGTGTTATGCAGAAATACAAGAGGATAGAAAAGATATTTACCAAGAAACTTGGATTCAAAATCAAGTAGATGAGATTGCTCAATTGTTCGCAGAAACAATCTATTTACTTTCATTAAATAAATAATGAACTCCCAATACAAGAAATTGTATGCTCAAGGATTAAAAACTTATTCACCTCAATTCAAAAAAGAATTGCAAAAACAGGTGGATGAGTTTTGTCGTACCCAAGATTTAAACGCAATCTCAAGTAAAGGCTTAAAAAAGACACTTTACTCGCTTCATATATCAATGGGTACTAAAACGGCTGAAATGTCCTACAAAAGCCTAAAAAAGACCAAGAATGGCATTTTAGTAATAGAACAAAAGGGTTGGCTTACTGATTTATGGCAAAATGTTATCACTCGTTACTTGGACCTTAAAGGATTAAGTCAATTAGTCGAAGAAATAACGAATACAACAAAAGAACAAATCCAAAGATTTTTAAAGAAAGGTATTTTAGAAGGGAAACCATTGCAACAAACGATTAAAGAATTAAAGCAATCAGGAATAACCAACTATCGTGCCGAATTAATAGCAAGAACTGAAACCGGCAGAGCTGCCAATGTAGGTTCAATGATTGGCGCAGTTAGTACAGGATTAAAAACAAATAAGATATGGATTTCAACTTTAGATGCAAGAACAAGAAGAATACCGCCGGATAAAACGGATCATTTAAATATGAACGGAGTTGAGGTGCCTATGGATGATAGATTTGAAGTTTTTGGAGTTGATGGTACTGAATTAATGCTACATCCTTGCGACCCTACGGCTTCGGCTGCTAATACTTGTAATTGTCGTTGCACAATCGGATATAAAGTTGTAAAAGATAACAACGGAGATTATATAACTTATCAAGATGAACCGCCTCAAGGCGATGTTGGGCAGATATGGAGATTATTAACCGATTCACACAATAACGATATTTATACGCATATCATTCAAGCATTACAATAAAAATAATAACTTTGTTCTATGAGCAAAATTCAATTAAAAGATATTAACGATTCAATACTTGACGTATCTCCTAAAACAAGAACAGTAAAGGCAGTATGGTCAAGAATGAACAATGTTGATTTAGACGGCGATATTATCGTACCTGAAGCATTCACTAAAACAATCCAAGAGCGTGGACCAAAGGCAAAGAATATGATTTTTTCTTTGATTGACCACAAAGCAGATATGCACCACGTTATCGGAAAGCCAAGTGAACTTTATGTAGATGGCGATAAGTTAGTAGCAGTTACTCAAATCGTTCCTACTCACGCCGGAGAAGATATTATTAAACTTTATGATGCGGGTTTAATCAATCAGCACTCAATTGGATTTTCTACAATCAAATCTAACGAAGCTAAAAACGGAATTAGAACGATTAGCGAATTAAAACTTTACGAAGGTTCGGCAGTTCTTTGGGGTGCAAATCCTGAAACTCCAACTTTAGGATTTAAAAGCGAGGAATCATTATCTTTGCGTTTAGATGCTCTTTTGAAAGCAATTAGCAATGGTAAATATACCGATGCTACATTCAAATCATTAGAGTTAGAAATAAAGAGAATACAAGATATTCTAACAAACAACACTCAACCCGCAACCGCAGTTGAGCCGGTAGTTAGTGAGGATGCGGAAGTTCTCAAAGCAATTAAACAATTTAATAATCTATTTAAAAAGTAAAAATGGAAAATTTAGAATTAATCAATGAAATGGCTGAGAACGTAAAAGGCTTAAAAGCTGACGTTACTGCTAACATTGACGCTGTAAAAAGCGAAATCAAAGTCGTAAAAGACGAAATGCAAAAGCAATTTGATGCTGCAACTGCTGCTCAAAAGAAAGCTGCTTCAACTGAAGCAAAATCTCTTTCTCAATTAGTAGAAGAGAAAATGGAAGGTCGTATGGAAGAAGCTGAACAAACTTTGAAAAAAGGTGGTAAGTTCCGTTTGGAAATGCCTGAAGCTAAGACAATGACAATCGCAGGTAACGTAACCGGCGACCCTGTAATGACTTACTCTCCAAGACAAGCCTTACAACCTGCTCAATTAGTTAACTTCCGTGATTTAGTGCCTACTGTACGTTCTGCAACAGGTCTTTATACTTTCTTCAAAGAAAACACAGGAGAAACTAATAACATCGCTATTCAAACTGAAGGTGCTGCTAAAGGTTCTAACGATTACAATTTGACTGAAACTAAGATGGTAAACTCTTATATCGCAGGTTTCTCTCGTTTCTCTAAGCAAATGATGCGTTCATTACCTTTCTTAAGTCAAACTTTACCAAGATTATTACAGAGAGATTTCTTCAAAGCTGAAAACGCTTCTTTCTTTGGTACAGTTTCTGCTGCTGCAACAGGTGTTACTACAATGACTGAAACAGTTGATTTAAAGCAATTAGTACAATTAATCGCTAACCAAAAGGCTGCAAACTTTAACCCATCTTTCATCTTAGTATCTCCTGCTCAACAAGCTCGTATTTTGATTGACACAATCAATAGCGGTTACTACGTTGGTTCAGGTAGCGTACAAGTTGGAACAGGTGGCGACAT